GAGTTACGAATTGTAAAATCTTCATCGTTAAGGATTTGCAAAGACCAGTCTGCAAAAGTTCTATTGCCTGCAAACTTCAGTTCACGACCAAAGTAATAAACAGGTACCTGACCCAAAGTGGAACCAGGTAACTGTGCAGCTTTGGCCATAAATGTTACTTTTTGACCAGCAGCTGTACCGTTGGAAGCAATTGAAGGAAATGCTAGGGTGACTTGAAATAGATTGGGACGGGCACCGTCACCAATCATATTTGCTCTAAATTCTGCTACATTGAATGCCATTTAATTTCTCCTATTATCGTTAGTATTTATTAGAACTTCCCAACGACTTCAGTAAAATCAACACCAGTTCTTACTGCAACGAAGTTCAACTGGATAAAGTTGATGGAACGAGCAGGTTTAACATAGATGTCACCAACAAACTGATTGGAACTAATAACTTGGTCAGTATTATTTGTAGCATCACAAACAACACGATAGTCATAGATACCACGGCGACCTTGAATGTCACGGAGGAACGGAGTTACTAACGCAACAAACTGAGCACGGGTAAATTCATCGTTAAACTCAAACAATGAGAACTTAGCGGCAGTTGCAATTGCCTTTTCAAGAACAATAAACAACCTTCTGACGTTGATACGGTCAAATGCGGAAGGTTTAGCTTGTAATGTCTTATCACCGTATAGAACAATACCTTGTCCAGGGAAAGATACAACAGGATTAATACCTTTTGCATACAATGTATCACGTTCTGTTTTGTTTGGTGACCATGCTAAACGAACTGCATTTTTGATATTACCACGGTTGAAACCAGCAGGTGAGAACCATGGGTCACGAACAGAGTCAGTATTTACGCAAAGACCAGCGATGTCGCCATTTAATGGAACATAACGATATGTGTTGTTATACTTGTCAAACATATACTTCCAACCAGAATCGGCAACAGCATATGAAGAAGAACGTGCTAAAACATTATTCCATGCAAGGATATTAGACGCTTCTGAACCAATTTGGTTAATAACGTTTGCTGAAGGAGGCGATACAAATGCAATACAATCTTTACGGTTGTTTGCAATATTGTCAATAACATATTGTTGAACAGTAATATTTGCATCACCAGTAATTGCCAAAGAGATATCCACATCATCGTGGCCAAACTTATCCCAAGCAAAACTTAAATTGGCAGTAGAAGGAGCTTCATCACGGCCTTTATTTAAACGAACTGTTTGTGCAGTAGAAACTGTTGCAAACTGGTTGTTGGCAAGGTTACGACCCCAAGTATTTACGGTGTTTGCATAATCGATTGGGTCTACTGCATAAACATATTTGGAGTTATTAAACAAATAGTTTTTGTAATAGTTTGAATTGCCTAAAGAATCAACAGCATCAACACCTTTTGATAGGTATGGATGAACTTCTAAAACTGTATTTCTTACACCAGTAAATGCACCATCTGTATCAACTACAATAACGTGAATTTCGTCATTGGCAGCACCAGCAGATGAAGCTTGTGTAGATGTACCAGGAGCACCATTAAAGTATCCAGAAACATTAATACTATTTACTGTCCAGTTTGCAAAATCGGCACCGGCATCAATTGTAGAAACTGTTAATGAATTACCCAAGTATCCTGGAAACTTAGCCATGTATGCGCCATGAACAAAGTTGTTATTTGAATTTAAAAATACTTGTTCAAAAACTGTGGTATTTTGAACTTGAGATTGAACGCCTGTTGTATTTGCAGTTGCATTAAAGCAGTTTGCACCAACAGCACGAACAACAGTTAAGTTATTTCCGTAAGCCAAGAAAGAAGCGGCTGTAAAGAAAGAGGTGTAGTTGTTGCTATTTGGTTGACCAAAAGTAGTAGCAAGTGTATTTTCGCTATCGATTAGTTTTCTTGTATTTACTGGACCCCAGTTGAAGTATCCAGCAAAAGCACCGGCCGTAGTTAGTACCGAAGGAACGACTGTTGTTAAGTCAATTTCGGATACGTTTACGCCTGGAGAGATTTGGAATGCCATTTGATTATCTCCTTGAATATGATGTTGTATTGGCAGTTATAATACCATGATAATATTTATCAAAGGCCATATTTAGAGATTCCTCATTACATCTTTCATAAAGCCTGCATAAACTTCACCACCATCAGGAACTTCCCATACATCACCATCATAAACTTCAAATCCTGGTCTGTCGGTACCAGTTTCAATGATAGGTGCTGGTAAAACTTCTTCATCAAATTGGTTCATATTCTCCAATTGAATCTGTTTTCTGATATCGTGGTTAACAATTTCTTTGAAATACTTTTGAGTTGCAGCCCACGCAAACAATACCAAAGTCATGGCCATGTCATCGTTTGCATCACCTTCAGCCGCAAAAGAAGTCTTATTGGCTACAAAAGTGGTTAATTCTGAGATAGTATCAAAGTCTACAATCTCCAATTTGTTACCTTCAATCAGAGTTTTGAGTGTGGAACAACCAACTCTCTTAACTGCCGGTGACATTTTGACACCCATTTGAACTCCACGACCAAAACCGGATGACAATTGTTGTGGTTGTTTATTACCTGTAAATACTTTCCATAGATTTTCATACTCTAAATCTTGGTGAATAACATCAGCTACCTGTGGATTGTTATTGATTTCCACCAAAACGTATGCATCATTATAGTACCTTGCTGTATTATGTATAATAGTTGGAAACAGTATCGGTGAGATTGATGAACTCTTATATGTTGCCACCTGCCGGTATGGTGTGGTAGAAATATCAAATACTGAGAACGCAGAACAGTCCAGATTGCGACCTTCTGATACGTCTACCGTAATTGCATACAGGTGGTCCTTTAACTGCTCACCATTTTCTTTGATTGGATGCTCATAGATATTAATTTTATCATGCACCGCAATAGGATTCTTAAATGTTAAGGCTTGTAATTTTTGACCAGAAATAAGAGTATTGCTGGAACCTAAGAACTCAGTTTCAAACTCCTGTCTGAACTGGTATTCGGATGTGTTTCGTATTGTTTCTTCTTTCCAAGCCTCATCACGACCGGGTACCATAGACCAATGAACTTCAAATGGAATATAGTTATTGTTCTTATTAATGGCATCGGTCCAAATCTTGTAGAAAAGATTCATACCATTAGGAGTAGAAACAATAATAATCTTTGTTTTAGTACCAGCAGTAATAACTGGATACACAGACGTGATAAAGTCTGTTGCAATGTTTGCCGGTACGAAAGCGAACTCGTCTAAGAATACAATGTTAAACGAACCGGAACGAGCCGCAGAACCTGATGTTGAAGATGCAATGATTACAGAACCATTCTCTAATTCAACACGACCTTTGTTCCACTCAACAACACCTTGTTGCAACCACATAGGTAGATTCTCATAAGCTAACTGGAGTTTACCTAGAATACCACGAGCCGTTTCACCACGGTTGGCGAGAACTGCAATCGACTGTGAATCTTGGAATAGAATTGCCCAAAGAAGATAAGCAACTGTTGTGGTGGTTTTACCAACCTGCCGAGGACACTTCATAATAGTAAATCGATTATTATGGAACGTGTTAATCATGTCCTCTTGAAAGTCATACATTTTAAACGGTGTAACACCGTGGTCAAGAGTAATAATCTTGATGTATTTGGCAAAGTAGATTGGGTCTTTAGAACACTTAATGTATTCTTCAACCTGTTCTTCCGTAAAGTTAACCTGAACACCTACCCGTTTCAGTAGGGGGTTGTCACGGTACGATTCTTTATTCTTAGTTGCCATCTAATAAATCCTTGGCCGGTATCTTTGCATGGGGAGTATTTAGGTCGTCAGCATAGTTGTTGGCCACATGGTGAACCCAACATTTTTCAAATTCTTTGACCGGAACTACCGCACGATGAGAATAACCTTTGGTTACATTTACATACATATTGCCGAGATTGGCCGACTCTCTGATACCGTAACTGTGATATTCACCAATGTTTGCATATTGAGAATTTAAATGTTCTATTACATCAGCTCTGTCCATAATAAACATACCTTGATATGGTTCAGGCAAGAAAACATATTTCTCACCTTCTAATATAATTGCATCACAGGCACCGGGTTTTTTGGTAGAATCTAAAGACATGGCAACACCATCTTTAT